AAATTGATAAAGCCATTCTTCTAGACTGTATTTAGTCCAGTCCGTTGTTTGCATAATGTGATTTACTGCCGCATTCATACCGTCACCTACTTACCAAATACTGTCATCAAAACTATTGCCACCATAAGTACCGAAAAGATAATTACGACAGCCTTGTTGTAGTCCATCTCTATCCCCTTACATCCAAATACTTACCAACTTGCCGATTGAACCGATTACGATTAGCAGCAATCCGAAGAGAATGTACTGCAAGCCTTTGTCATCCTTTAGTTCCATCACGCCACCTCAAATCATCAAATACTTTTTAATTTCATCTATGGCTTCATCTGCACCGAAGCAGACTTTGCACATGTAACCTTGTTCTTCTAAGCGTTGAATCATGAGCCTTTGACTTGGTTGTAACTTCCCTTTCTTTGACTTCAATTCAATCCAAAGCCCGTGTATCTCACCATTTGGAACAATTAGCTGAAGGTCTGGAACACCAGCCTTTACGCCTAACTTCTTGAACTTTGCAGCTTCAATTATGTTTCTTGAGCCACCATTAGGAATATGGAATAAGTAATCACTCAAACGACCTGAACCATACTTCACACGATGCGCCCAACTCATGAGCGTCATCTGTTCTTGATCTTCTGTAGGCACTCTATTGAATCTCTTTGAACGAGCTGCCTTTTGTGACTGGACCCTTTGAGCCTCTTTGAATGTGGTCATTGGTCATGCTCCTCTTGGTGCATATATAAGCGCTATTGCAAAAACCATTGCATAGAACCCACTAAAGCAAGACATCACATAATCGCCAGTCATTAGTGCTCCAAGACAGGCAAGGACATAAAAGCAAAGGAAAAACACTGTTAACTTAATCATCCTTCCCCCTTGAGCGCTTGCTCGCCACCATTAATTGCACCCCACAACTTGCGTTCTTGTTCATTTTTATGGACAAGTTCCTCTATTTTCTTAACCACTTGCCCTCTCAAAACTTCATTATTTGGTTTAAGCGCTTTGAAATAGAATTCGCCACACTTCTTACATTTCGTTCTTGGTGGATCGCTAAGAAGAAAGCTGCCATCAGACTCATGTGTGCACTCACCGTGGAGCGCTTGTTTTAGGTCATTGGCAAAGCTAGATAGCATCTGAGCCATTTCATCTTCCATGTGCCCGTGCTTAACTTCATTTCGCATTGATTCAATAACTTTGATTACACCTTTTTCTCGCTCAAGAATCTCATCCAAGTCCTTATTTATTTCTGCGGTTCTAGTCCAAACTTTATCTAGCAGAGCTTTTTTGCTCTGAAGGATGCCTTCCAATTCATCCACCCGCTTTTGCAGCTCCTCCACTTTCGCTTGCTGCGACTGCTGACCAGCTTCATAGGCAATACGGCAGCAATTGGCATGAACCAAAGCCAAATTGCCTTGCGTGCCTAACCATTCGTTAAATGTCATTGGTTTATCCATCTCAAACATCCTTTGATTTACATAGCGGGCTGATGCGGTTTTCTATGGGGAAGTCGTCGCCCAACTCCTCACATGGGAATGGATTGATCACATGTGCAATAGATACCTGCTCAACACCTTCAATTGACACCATTGCAAAGCCGTGACCATGTTCAACTGCATCTTTTACCACTTGAACAGTGTCAGATTCATCGCCTAGCAGCTCTAGAAAGTTCTCATGAAGTACCTTTGCAAACTCGGGATGCAATTCTTGCAAGCTTCCAACTGGCTCAGGCAGAGTAGGCATGTCAATGCGGTGGCCTGCTGCTATTTCTTCAGGGGTGGCGTGCTCAATCTCTCCTTTGGTTGTATGAAGACGCCAGTTTTCCCCATTCTTTATGAAATTACACTTGATAAGATCCTTATCAATACTGCTTATTTGGTAGATAGACTCGGTTATTTTGTCTGTGCGTTTAACCCAATCCCCGACTTTAAACTCACTCATGGCTGGCTCCTTTACCGCATTCAATACACGTTCAACTGTGCGCTTAGCTGCTGCTTCTGCCTCAGCCTTTATCTTTTTACTTCGTTGCCATTGTTTAAGATTCATGACTGCCTCCGTATATTGATTCGTGGTCGCGGATGGCAGCCTTTAGTGAATTAATCGTCTCATCGCTAACAGCACTCTTTCCAAACGCACCTTGATGAACAATTAAAAAACTCAACAACTCTTTAGCTGCTAAATAACCGCCATGTTCATTGACACGATCAACCGACTCCACCAGACGCTTGAGTTCTGGATACGTGAACCCATTGCTCGTACGTTGCCACATACCGTTAATTACAGTGATTTTCATATCATCTGGACAGCCAAGCTTATGCAATTGATCCAATAAATCTCTCGCCTTCTCCACCCCGTACTCACGAATAAACTGCTCTGGTTTCATTGCTGTTCTCCGTCATGTTTAGTAATGGCTTCCTGCTTGAGCTTGTCTAGCATTTTCAGCTTTCTTAATTTCTCATAGAGGCTCGCTGCTGCTCTTGTTTCTTCATTACGAGTACCGAGGTTGTACGCTCTACGCAGCTTCATCATTGAGTTGTAATCTGCAAATTCGATCATGCTTTCAACTCCCCTTTAACATTCAGGATGTCTTTTGCGTATTGAGTTGCCTTGTAAGTTGCGTATGAGTCCTTTTCCAAGTAGCCGCTTTTAATTAATTCCTGCACATAGCACTGGATAGTGTTGTTGGGCGCATCTAGCACATAGTCATGCAAATCCTTCATCGTGAAAGGTTGTGTTGCATGTGTAGCGAATAACAAAATGTCAAAAATGTTTTGGAATGCTTTAACTCGTTTTATTGCTTTCACGCTGCACCTCTCTCTTCCATTGACTGGTAATATTCAGGGCTTAAGTCAGCGAATGTTGCGCGTGACAAGTCTGTAGCTAATCGAACTGTGCCAATTGAACCATTACGAGCCTTACCAATGATGATCTCTGCTGTACCTGCTTCTTTAGAATCCTTGTTGTAGACTTCATCGCGATAAATAAACATGATGATGTCTGCGTCTTGCTCTAAGTCGCCTGATTCTTTTAGATCTGCGTTTACAGGGCGTTTGTTTGGGCGATTCTCTAAGTTACGGTTAAGCTGGGCTAAGGCAATTACAGGACAATCAAAGTCGCCTGCCATGCGTTTAAGCTCATTTGAGATTTCACCAATATCCTTGTCTGATCGGCCAAAGTTGTTTTTAGTGAGTGGTGTTACTTTCTGGATGTAATCAACAAAGATTGCGCCAATCTTTCCGTATTTGGCTTGAACCTTCTTAGCTGATCTGAGGATAGTTGCCACAGTTGCGCGGTTGTTGTCGTCGATCATTAAAGGCGCTTTCTCTAATACAAGAGCTGCGTTATTCACCTTCTGCGTATCGTCGCTATCTCGGTCGATATGACCTGTTAATACTTTGCGCAGCTCTACACCACCAATACCGCTAATTAAGCGCTGTGCGATCTGATGACCACGCATTTCGATGGATATGAACAGTACTGGCAAACTCTGGTTAATCATCATGTCTGCCGCGATGTTTTGAGCAAACGTCGTTTTACCCATTGAAGGGCGCGCACCGATAATGACTAGATCGCCTTTACTGATTTCACCAAGTTTATTGTCTAAAGCTGTAAAGCCAGTCTTGATACCGCCTTCATATGGCATTTGGTTATCAATTGCCATGTGACGATCAAGGAACTCTCTCACAGCTTGCTTAGAGAACTCATGAGCATGTTTAAGCTTGTCTTCCCCTGCACCAAAATCTAAGTTTTGAACTAATGACTGAGCCTTGCTTACAGCAGATTCAGCAGTATGCGTCACCAAGTCATTTGCAATTGAGTTGATCAGCTTACTAGTCTCTTGAAGCTTTCTGCGAGTAGAGAAATCTTTTAGCTTTTTGATGTGAGTAACCAACAAACTTGCATTGCTTACACGGCTCATCAAGTTAACAATGAACTGTTCATCAATCTGGTTAATCTCTAGAGGATTCGCCTTGATCAATTCAAATACAGTCACTTCATCAAACGCTTCACCCTTATTCAATTGGCTCTTGATGTGAGCGAAAATGATTTGATGTTGTGATGCATAGAAATCTTGAGCATCAATCTGTGAGATAAACTCATCAGCAGCTTGATCAATCGTCATGAGCGTAGACAGAATGCTTTGCTCAACAGGGATAGAAAATAATTCAATCATTGGTCCATCCCCTTAAATTTCTTAGCAACACCTTTGAACTGTGTTGCTGGTTGTTCAACTGGGATGTTGTCTTGATGGTTTTGGATTTCAGTGTAATCAGGGTTGCGTTTGATGTGTTGCTCAAACTTGTCTGTAATCCAGTTTGTGAATGCGTAGTGTTTTGAAGATTCGGTTTGTTCTTTGTGCTCGTAGTGAGCATTGAATGCACCGAGTTGAAATTCAAAATCAGGTAATCCAAAAATCAATTTTAGATTTCTTTGCTGACCCTTCATTTTTAAAATTTCTACCAAAGTTTTTTCTTCTGGAATCCAGTCGTGTTCGCAAGAGAGGTTCATTAAAAGATTCAATGGGAGATTCCCTATCCCAATTTTGGGATCGTTACCTATCCCAAAATTGGGTTCGTTATCATCCAAAATTGGGTTAGTTACCCCATCAGAAGCATCCC